GAAAGAGTATCAATTGGAGAGGTATAAAAATGGTGAAACAGGAAACAACAACTACCCCAAGCCAGAATTTCAGGAGATTAGGCAAGAAGCGCCAAAGTTTAAGAAAGCGCTGGAACTTCCTACAATCAACTCTTTACCAGAAGCGCATTTTGCTAAAAACTATGTTCAGCAAAGACGGATTCCGGAGACCTTTTCATCGCAATTATACTATGCGGAAGATTTCAAGGAATTCGTTGCAAGTTTGGGGATTGAAAAAGAGGGACTTCACAAGGATGACAAACGGCTCGTCATACCGTTCTATGACAAGGAGAAGAACCTCATCGCCATACAGGGGAGAGCGCTAGGCGAATCCAAGTTGAGATATATTACATTAAAGTTACATGATGATAATAAGAAGGTTTATGGCTTGGATCGTATCAACGAGGAATCAATGGTTTACGTTACAGAAGGACCAATTGATTCCATGTTCCTAGAAAACGCAGTGGCCACTGCAGACTCCAATTTAGAATCTATTACCGATTGCGTGGACAAGTCCAAAGTCGTTTTGGTGTTTGACAACGAACCTCGTAACAAAGAAATTATAACAAAAATAAATTCTGCTATTGAAAATCACTTCAATGTAGTCATTTGGCCCGAATTCATTGATTCTAAAGACATTAATGAAATGGTGCTAGATGGGTTCTCGCCTGATGAAATTCAAGACATTATAAGTAAAAATACCTTTGTAAATCTTAGAGCCAAAATGGAGTTTGTAAATTGGAAAAAGATTTAATCAATTGGGTAAAGCGTATATCTGAGAAAAAGGATGAACTTGGTGGGTTTAATGTTTGTCCTTTTGCTAAGAAAGCTTTAGAAGATAAAAAAGTATTTTGGTCTTACATTGGACAGGAATGTGAAGCCTACATACTTAGATACATTGAAGCAACACCTGATTTTGAGGTAATTGTTTTTTATAATCTTAAAAAGAACTTGACAGATGAAAATTTAAAGAATATTATAAGCAAGTTGCAAGCAAAGCGCAACGACATGATTTTCTTAAAAGACCATCCAAATAATCCTGGTTTCATTAATGGCGTTAGCACCAGTAACGGTGAGTATCCTACTATTCTAGTTCAACCAAGAGTTAAGCTAGAAGAAGCAAGAGAAAAGTTAATGAAGACCAATTATTACGATTATTGGAGTGAAGATTATAAAAAAGAAATATTGAATTACGGCAAATAATAACAATAAGAAGGTGAGTGTGTATGGAATATCTAGGCATTAAGATTGATTTGGAAAGAGATAAATTATTTGATGAACTTGGCATTAAGCGATTAAAAGAAAGTTACATGAAAGAAGATGAAGAAAGTCCCCAACAGCGATTCGCCTTTGTATCAAAATCATTCGGAAGCAACCAAGACCATGCACAAAGATTATATGAATACAGCAGTAAGCATTGGCTCTCTTATTCTACTCCCATTCTCAGTTTTGGTCGTTCTAAGCGTGGCATGCCTATATCATGTTTCCTTAATTATATTGAAGATACTGCGGAAGGCCTAGTTGATAACCTATCAGAAACTAATTGGCTCTCTATGTTTGGCGGGGGTGTTGGTATTGGTTTTGGTATTCGGTCTGCCGATGATAAGTCTACTGGCGTTATGCCACATCTTAAAATCTATGATGCGAGTTCTCTTGCTTATCGGCAAGGTCGTACTCGCCGTGGTTCTTATGCCGCTTATCTTGATATCTCTCATCCTGATATCATTTCGTTCCTAGAAATGCGGAAGCCAACAGGCGATCCTAATGTACGCTGTTTAAATCTTCATCATGGTATCAATATCACCGATGACTTCATGCACATCATTGAAAAGTGTATGCTGGATCCTGAGGCTAACGATGATTGGACTTTAACTGATCCACACTCTGGTGAGGTTCGTGAGGTCGTATCAGCAAAACACCTATGGCAGCAAATTCTAGAATTGCGTATGCACACCGGTGAACCATACATTCACTTTATTGATACCAGTAATCGTGAAATGCCACAATGGTTGAAAGATAAAGGTTTAAAGATTCATCAATCAAACCTTTGTTCTGAAATTATTTTACCCACAAATGAAGAACGCACAGCTGTATGTTGTCTATCTAGTCTAAATTTGGAGACCTATGATGAATGGAAGGATGAACCACTATTTCTTAAAGACATTGCCGAAATGCTTGATAATGTCCTCAATTACTTCATTGCTAATGCTCCTGATTCTATCAGCCGTGCAAAGTATAGTGCCACAAGAGAGCGTTCTATTGGTATCGGTGCTCTTGGGTTCCATGCTTATTTGCAGCGCAACGGCATTGCTTGGGAAGGTGTTATGGCCAAAGTAGCCAATAACAGAATATTCAAATCAATTAGACAAGGATTAGATGATGCAAATTTACAATTGGGTAAAGAACGAGGTGAAGCTCCTGATGCTAGCGGTACTGGCCTACGCTTTAGTCATCTCATGGCTATTGCCCCCAATGCTTCTTCTTCTATCATTATGGGTAATACATCACCTAGTATAGAACCGTATCGTGCTAATGCTTACAGGCAAGACACTTTATCCGGTTCTTTCTTAAATAAAAATCGTTGGTTAGATGAATTAATTATTAAACTATCACATGATAAACCGGCCGAATGGTATGATGATGTTTGGTCATCTATTATTGCTAATGATGGTTCCGTACAACATTTGGATTGGATGTCACAACATGACAAAGATGTATTTAAAACATCCATGGAAATTGACCAAAGATGGGTTATTGACCTTGCTGCAGACCGTCAAGCCCATATTGACCAAGCGCAAAGTTTAAATCTATTCTTTAGACCAGATGCACACATTAAATACATTCATGCTATTCATTTCATGGCATGGAAAAAAGGATTGAAAACTTTATATTATTGCCGTTCTGAGAAGATTGGTAAAGCCGACAAAGTATCTAAACGAATTGAACGCCAAGTTATTAAAGAACTTGACATGGAGCAGATTGCTCAAGGAAACGATTGTATTGCTTGCGAAGGATAAAATGATTAAAAAAACAGAATTAGATGTTACAACAGAACGTAGTTATTTCAAACCATTCAACTATCCATGGGCATATGATGCCTGGTTAAAACATGAACAATCACATTGGTTACATACTGAAGTTCCTATGCTTGAAGATGTCAAAGATTGGAAAAAGAAACTCACTAAAGAAGAAAAGCAGTTTCTCACCCACATTTTTAGATTCTTCACCCAAGGAGATATTGACGTTGCTGGCGGTTATGTTAATAATTATTTACCTTATTTCCCACAACCAGAAATAAGAATGATGTTATTGGGATTTGCGGCAAGAGAAGCACTTCATGTTGCAGCATATTCTCATTTGATTGAAACACTTGGTTTGCCAGAAACGACTTATAATGAATTTATGGCATACGCAGAAATGAAAGAGAAACACGATTATGTTATGGACATTTCTTCTAAAAACACTACAAAAGAGAACACTGCAACTCATATTGCTGTATTCTCGGCATTTACCGAAGGTATGCAGTTGTTTAGCTCTTTTATTATGTTACTTAATTTTCCACGACATGGCAAAATGAAAGGCATGGGACAAATTGTTACTTGGTCTATCGTTGATGAAACTCAACATACTGAGAACATGGTTAAATTGTTCCGTACATACATAGAAGAAAATCGTGAAATTTGGAATGATGAACTCAAAAGCCGTTTATATACTATTGCTGAAAGAATGGTTGAATTAGAAGATAAGTTTATTGACCTAGCGTTTCAAATGGGCGCTATGGAAGATTTGACAGCAGAAGATGTTAAAAAATACATTCGTTACATTGCTGACCGCAGATTAATTTCTCTTGGACTTAAAGGTCAGTTTAAAGTAAAAAAGAATCCCTTACCGTGGGTAGAAGAAATGATTAATGCACCAACACACACAAACTTCTTTGAGAATAGAGCAACCGATTACGCTAAAGGTTCTTTATCAGGAAATTGGGGTGATGTTTGGGCCAACTAAGAATAACAATAAAGGAAAGCAATGACTCAAAAACAACTAACAGGAGAATGCTTGAGTTGTGAATCATCTTATAGCATAGCATTTATGGAAGAACTAGTATCACAAGATTTACCTGAAATTTGTCCGTTCTGTGGTGAAACCATTGATGAATTAACCGAAGATTATGTAGATGATGAAGATGAATTAGAAGAAGGTGATTGGGATTAAATGCCTACATATAGTTATATAATTAATTTTATGGAACTATTATGTGGCAGTATAAAGGTGAAGATTTTACGGAAGACTTGATTGGTAATAATTATGGATTCGTTTACTTGATTACCAATATAACGAATAACAAAAAATACATAGGTAAGAAATTTTTCTATTCTACCAAAACCAAGCAAGTCAAAGGTAAGAAAAAGAAGTATAAAGCAGCAAGCGATTGGCAAACTTACTATGGAAGTAGTGCCGAACTAGCTAAAGATGTGTTATCATTGGGTTATGAATCATTCACCCGTGAAATCTTACATCTTTGCCAGTCCAAAGGCGAATGTGGTTATCTTGAAGCAAAAGAGCAATTCATCCGTGGCGTTATGGAAACAGATGAATACTACAACACTTGGATTATGGTAAGAGTGAGAAAATCACACATTAAGGAATACAATGCTAGACTATCTCAAGAAACTAAGGGACGATCCTGAAGGACCTTATGACGCAATCTTTTTTCTACCCGGTGATAAAGTTGGTCAAGTTCACATTGAAGCAAACCAATTTAAAGAACCAGGAGAAAAATTAGGCGGTAGCCCCATGGGTGATGCTTATGAAGTGGTATTGTTCAAAGATGATCCTGAACGAGATAAGTTATACGATGTTGACCGTTTTGAAGCAATATTTTCAGACCCCTACGAATACATCTCCAATTTAATACCACAAAACTGGTTTGGTATGGTTGTAAGAAAGACTACCACTTCTGGTGGGTTTATACAACGAATATTTGACAAATTACAAGAAGTGTGATACAATAGCACCTTATTGGAAACTATTGAAAGTTTATTATGATTCTCGTTGACTTAAATCAGGTATTACTTGCTGGGCTTATGGCACAAATTGCCAACCAAAAAGGTAAATTGGATGAACATCTTATTCGCCACATGGTATTAAATATTATCCGTAACCATGTTAAGAATTTTAAAGAAGAATATGGTGAAGTGGTATTATGTTGTGATAACCGTAAATACTGGCGTAAAGAATACTTTCCATTTTACAAAGCAAATCGTAAAAAGAACCGTGACAAATCCGATTTAGATTGGCACCTAAT